GGATGTAAGCCAAGTTGCCTTGCAGAGCGTTGTCTTCTGCTACCGCAGTTTCCATCGCTACAACTTCAGCAAATGTTGGGTTAGCTGCTGCAAAGTCAGTTGGTGTGTTGATGCCTGATGTGTTCTTCACACCAGTTGGCTGACCAGATGATCCTGTTCCAGCCAATGCACCCAGATCAATCGCAAGAGCGATAGAAGCTGTCAGATCATTACGCACCAATGCTTCAACATCCAAAGATGATTGCTGCATCATAAGGCGTGTAATGTCTGTATGCGCACCCAATACTTTAGGTGCCATAGTGACTTGACCAACAGTAGGCTCGCTTTCGCCAGATGCGCCACCCTCAGATGAAATCCAACCGGCAGATGATGCGGCTGTTTTCTTTGGGATCTTCACGTTGCCTGACAAGCCTGTCAGCATTGTTGCACCAGCTTGCATGACTGATGAAGCATTCCGCAATACGTCGATGAAATCTCCGCCACGGAAATCGTCAGCAATGATACCAGCATCGTCAGATGTGTTCATGTCGCGTACTTTCCAGCTACGCAATACATCTGCTGGGATCATAATGCCTTGTGCTTCAACACCCATCGCGTCTGACGCAGCAGCAGCAGCTTCTAATTCAAAAGCAGCAGCTTTTTGTGCAGAGCGATCAGTTGGGTTTGCATGGGCACGGATAGCGCGAAGCAATGAGAACTGACGGGCCTCTTTCGGGGCAAGTCCGATTTCATTTGGCGTATCCAATGGTGCATTACCGATTACGTCTAGCAATTCACCGCGAAATTCTGCGAGTGAGCGGCCTTCTGATACGGCTTTGTCTGCCAAGTCACGCTTGTTGTGCTTTGCAGCCAAGCGGTACATTTCAGCAGTATCTTTTGCGGCGGCGCGAGTAGCTTCTGCCTTTACCGCATCGATGTCGATTTTGTTTTCATCCGACATGATAGTTTCCTCTCTAATAAGAGTTTCAGTGATAGGTTGAGCGGGTGGCTTCTCTGCTGCGCGGCCCACCCCGACTGTCCGGTCTGCGGGTATGCTCACAACTGATACTTCCATTGGAAGCCAAGACTTCACGCGGTAGCTATCCGCATCTTGACGCTCCATATCGTTGACATGATAGCCAACACTGATGTTGCTTCTGATACCATCAACAACATCCTCGAAAACCTCTTTGGCAAGTCCATTCCTTCCGAAACGCACAGTCGCCCGCAATCTACGGGCCGATCCATCAAGGTTTACGTTCTCTACCACACCAATCTGCTGGCGTGGATCGTGATCTAAGAGAAGCGGCATGCGGCCTGACTTAGCAAAGCTAAGATCAATGCTGCGCTCATCGTGATCTAATATTTCATTGCCAAAGCTGCGCTCTACTGGTTCTTCGCTGGATACAGCAATGCGAACAGTGCGCGTGTCTTCATCAACAATCTTACCGTCAAACGACATGCCGCGAGTTTCCATCTTCTCACGGTCAAAACGCTCTTCATCATCGTAATTCTGAATGCGCTCATCATCTTCAGCGGCCTCTACCATTTCAGGCTGATCGTCCTGATCGGGCTTAGCGAAAGTGACAGTGTAAGCATCATCTGTCTCTTCTACGTTCAATATGTGACGCTCTTCCATCTCTGTTGATCCTTTCAGTTCAAGATCAATAATATCATCTTTTGCCATATCTGCGCTACCCCTTTCATCGTTAGCCATTGGATGACCCTTTGGCAGAAGGTCAGTATCATGCTTTCCGCTGCGAAATTTGCCATTGCGCAGGACATACAAAAAGCTGTTCACGCGGGCATATGCCCATTGCTCAGGCGATTTCACATTCGGCCTGACGCTCTGCGGGTTTGTCTTGTAAGCACCAACACCACGCTTGAATACAGCCGTTAGCGTACGTGTACTCGTACGCTTAGACGCCACATCTCCAACCTTTTCGTTGTGATCCTTGGCCTTCTTAGCCAAGCCAGTCTTAACCGCATCTGTCACGCCAGCAGCGCGATCTTCTTTATCTAAACGATCTGCAATCTGCCTGCTCCACGAAAAGCCAGCATCACCGCCCCAGAGCGCCCATGCGATACGGCCATTTGATGGATAACCCTTTTCACCTACGCGAAACCCCTCAGCCTTCTTATCCACCTCATGGCGACTAAAGAAGCTGTACATGCGCTTGACTGTATCGTCTGACAAGTTCTTACCATTGGATATGTCACGCGCTCTAGCAATGCCAACTTCAGTGCCGCCACGCCCAAACTCACGCCGCCACTCTAGGCCGCGCTTCGCCTCTTCTACCATTCCCTCAGTCGGTTTGTTCGACATCATCCACCTCTGCTGGTACTGGTTGCTTCATGCCAAACGGCTGATAGGCCATAGATAAGCCAAATTGCTCTGCTGTTTCCTTATCACGCTCAATCTGAGCAAAGGTATCCTCTGCATCACGCCCATAAGTCGCTGCAATGTCAGAGTGACTAATAATGCCATTCTGCAATCCCACAACAGCAGCATTCATCTCCTTCAGCGGGTCAACCCACTGGAAGCCTCTGCCGCGCCAAGTTACGTCTTGGCTGAACTTAAACACCTTATTTTCACCAGAAATAGGCACAAATCCATGATCCATGACATGCTCCAGCCAGATGCGATAGAACGGGTCAAGGAAGTGATCGATCATAAACCTATGCAACGTGCGGTAGAAATCTCTCTCTTCCAATGCACCCTGACGAATGGACGAATAGCTTGTTCCCTCAAGATCGTTGGCTAATGATGTATAACTTACGCCCAAACCACCAGCTATGCCACGAAGAATCGCCTTCTCAAAGTCAGCAAACGCAGATGTTGGGTGCGTTGGGTCAAATGGGGTAAAGTCAACGCCAGCCGGTAACTGATGGAACGTACCAGCCTCAGCATCGTAGATAGGAACAGTATTCTGCTCATCATCAAATCCATCAGCAGTAAAGCCATCTCCAGCAGGGCTAGTGAAGAAGCCCATCTTAGCGGCACCAGTTCTAGCCGCAACCAACTCAGCCTCACGATAACCATGCAGCATCTTCAATGACGCAATCGCAGCAACAGACCAAGGAACACCCCTAGTTTGATCTGCCCGCTCTGGCCGATAGATGTGCATCATTTCATCCGCAGCAACCCGCGTATATTTACGCTCTGCGGCTGGCGTCATGTAATCATAATCGCCCTTATTGTAATTCAACACATAATACGCAATCGGACGCTTGGTTTTGCTATCAAGCTCAACGCCCATACGAACCTGATTGCCGTTTGCTGCAAGCTCATTCTTCTCTTCGTCCACCAGATCAGGCTCAATAAGCTGCAATCCTATGCCGTAGCGCAAATAGTTGCCCTTTACGACCTTCAGGAACACCTCACCGTCACGCGCAACGCCCGATATGATGTGATTGCACAAATCCACCATTGAAAGACCGCCATCGATGGTTGGCCCACCGAAACGCGAGAAATCACGCCAAGCGCCCTCAATTATGTTATTTCCAGCGCGATCTAGCGAATTATCTGGGTTTCTGCCTCTGATTTGTAGGTTAAACCCGTTTTCTCCAACAACATTTACCCGCAAAAGCTGCAAATAACGCCGAAAATACTCGTTGTTTCGCTCTAAATCACGACTACGGTTGCGCAAATCACGCAGCGCCCAGCGTATCTCACTGTCAGCACTGCGGTTTGATGCATGAAAATCAGCGAAAAGCCGCCCCTTGGCGGCTGCTTGGTAATTACGGCGCTGCGGCTTTTTCTTAGACCGCTTGAAGAGATCAAGTACACCCATCAGCTAAACCTCACTTTGATCGTGTTAGGGCTTGGCTTGCCCTTCTTAACAGCCTCGTCAGACTGCTCGCGCTTGTAGATGCCCATGTACCTGTCTCTAGCCGCCTCTAACTCTGCAAAAGTCATCTTTGTCAATGACCGGCCAGCAATGGAATAGCTGCCGACATCGCTGTCAGCCTTGCCCGTTAATATGGTTTCTATCTTATCAACCATAATTTGAGCGAATGACCTTGGGTCAACGCCATTAACATCCATGTCAACATTAATATCCCAGTGGCCCGTTTCATGCACGATGCGCTCACTGTCGCTATTGCGTACAATCTCAAGCTGCCACTTGTGATGACCAGTGCTAAAGCCATCAGACGCAGATCCTAGAATGGTAAACAGATAATCAGAGCCACTTGCGGTTCCCGTCACAGAGAACTCACTAGAGCCTCCGGTGGCTTGCCGCGAGACATAAGTGAGCGTGTATGCAGTATTTGGATAATCATCACTTAGGTCAGTGCGCTTCCACTGTACGAAATCACCAACGACAAATGACGTTGGCTCTGTTGTCGGTGCGTTTGCTGCGTCGAATAAATTGGCCATCTATCACCTATAACCGTGAACGAACGAATTGCGGCGCGGAATAGCTGGACGCCTGACTTGCTGAGGTTTGTCCGATTGTACCTTATTTTGGGCCTGTTTTGCAACTGCGTCCATATTTATATTTAAAACGGCTAAAGCAGCGGTTGCGTAGACCCGACAGTCAAGCGCTTCGTTGCGCTGCCTGATCTTCACCCACTCACGTTTTGGACGTCCTTTGAAATACTTAACCACCTTTTTCTCTGCGGTAAGCATCCTAAAGTATTCCTCGTTTCGTCCAATCGGGAAATGACAATATCCCGCACCCTCTTCAGTCATCTTCAGGCGAGCATACACTAATTCTTTCGCTGTATCTACTCCCACTGGAAACAGGTTGATTTTGCCGATATTGTTTTTAGTCGGCCTGCCGATCACAGGCTTGCCTTCACCGCCAATACCCTTGATTGCAAAGACCCGCTTGCCCGCACGATTACGTGCGTAATTGTAAACTTGCTGCGTGTAATGACCGCCACTATCAATGCAGGCCGATCTTAGCGTCATATCACCAGATAGCGGATGCGTGTATGTACGCTGCAACGCCTTATCCAAATCAATCCATAATTCCGCTGATGATGGATCGCCATATAAGACGTTGTAGTCGATTGACCAACTTTCCTCGCCACGGCCCCAGCCAACTATCTCATATTCCAGCCGGTCATCTTGAACATCCACCCCAGCAGTCAGCATCAAGACTCCTTCAGGCAGTTCATCGCCCCAATCCTCTGCCCGATCAATCAGATCATATTCATCAAGCATCTCGCCTTGCTCTTCCCACGTTTCGCCCAAAGTCGTGTTTACCCACGTCCTGAGCCGCATAGGATCACGCTTGGCTGCAATAAATTCACCAACAATCTCATCAAGTCGTGTCCACGGCGAATACAACGCTGATAAGTGAAATCCAGCAGTTTTGCCATCGCCGGTATCGGTCTTCTGCCAAGACCCATATCGGATAGCGCGAAACCGATCAGCATCATCCCAGCAAGACCCGCAATGCTCGCAACTATATTCGGCAGTATTCGGATCATTATTGCTGAACTTAACATTCGCCCACTGAAGCGTCTGCTCGCCATCGCAGTGCGGGCAGCTAACGAAGAACTTGCGCTTATCGCTTTCTTCATACGCCTGCTCAATTCGAGATGCTCCCTTTTCAGTCGGAGTGCTAACCAAGATAATCTTGCGGTTCCAGAATGTAGCTGAACGCTTCTTCGCCAATGATACGGGATCACCCTCTGTGCCCGCAGAAATAGGATACCGATCAACCTCATCGCATAGAATAATGCGGCATGGACGTGACGCCAATGAGCTAGGCGAGTTAGCCCCACATGCAGTAACATGACCGCCAGCGAATACCTTGTGCAAAGTTGTGTTGCCACTGTCACGCGATCTAGGATCACCGATCTTATCCAGCAAAACAGGCGTATCGCGTATCGCAGGGGCAAGCCTATCCTTGCTCCAAGTCTGCGCCATATCTAGCGTGGGCTGCACAACCAGCATAGGCGCTGGATCTTGGTGAATGTGAAAACCAACCACGTTATTGATTAGCTCAGTCTTGCCAATCTGCGCAGCAGTCATCAGCACGATGCTCTCAATATTCGGATCAGAGATAGCGTCCATCATGCCACGCTGATATTCTGCGCGTGAGGTTGACCACTTGCCCGCCTCCGCTGAACTCTCGCTAGATAGCTGGCGAAACTGGTCAGCCCATTCCGATACAGTCAACTTTGGTGGCGGCTTCAGCGCTCGCCGCATCGCCTCAACTAAACGATGCTCAAGCTTCTTCGCTTGACGCCGACTGACGGTATCCGACCAGTTCACTCAATGCCTCTTTGACTGCTTCTTCGATTATCGCTTTGCATTCCTTAACATCCTTAGCTGCATTTACTTCAGCAGCAACCTTAGTTGGCACAGCAAGTAGCTTGACCTTCGATTTTAGCAACTGATCCTCAAACTGCTTTACGATGTCATCAATCCTAACTAGCTCACCGCGACCAATCGCATTCTCCATCTCCTTAGCATCAGCTTGCTCCTTGGCCAGCCTTGCACGTTCAGCAGATAGATCAAGACCATCCTCGCTGTAGCGCCCAGCCGCAATCTCACGCAGATGGTCAAGATACTGCTTAGAGCATTCCTCATAGGTATATTGACCACGCTCGCGCTCTTCGATGATACCACGCGCAATAAAATCTTTAAACGTGCTTAC